GAAAACAAAAGAAGCATTAAAAATAGTAGGAGGCCTGAGCAAGCCTTCTAAGATGCCAGGATGGGCCTATGGTTTACCTGCCAAAGAGTGCAAGACAGGGGGCAAGCTGCAAGCTGTGCCGGGTTCAGTCTGTTATGATTGTTATGCTCTAAAAGGTTGTTATGTTTTTAAAGTTGTGCAGGATGCACAGTATAGAAGGCTGGCAGCCATCAAGCATGAACTATGGACCGGGGCCATGGCTTTATTAATTAATTCAAAAAAATCAAAATATTTTAGATGGCATGACAGCGGAGACGTACAAGACGAAGACCATCTTACAAAGATCTTTGCTGTATGTAGACTGACACCAGGAACCAAGCATTGGATGCCGACCCGGGAGGCATGGATTAAACACTTCTTGCCGCTATGCCCTGATAATTTAACAATTAGATTTAGCGCACCTATGATTGACCAGCGGGCGCCATCTTCGTGGCCTAATTCTTCAGAGGTTGTAAGCTCAGGGGCCAGTTGTCCAGCTGCAAAACAAAACAATGAATGCAGGGACTGCCGGGCATGCTGGGATCCAAAAATTAAAACAGTTTCATATGGTAAACATTAAAACAGAATTCCCGCGTGGAATACTGGATCAGGTCATTAGCTTAAGAGCTTGCGACGGCGAGCGAGAGCGTGCATCCTGGTCCGGGCCTCAAGCGACAAGCAGCAAGCTTCAAGCGCCAAGCTCTTCAAGGTACAAGCCGCAAGCGTCAAGCCCCAAGCACAAAGGATCAAGCTTCAAGCCGCAAGCGTCAAGCTCACGGATCACGGACCCTTCATAAAGTTTCAAGCTCCCCGAACCGAGGCTCTCGGCAAGTATAAAACTATTGTGTGGATGCGCTACATGATAGGCGATTTGGTGTGGTGAAAATTTTAATTTATTTGCTTTTGTAGTCTTAAACTCAACCGTAAAATAGAAGAAGTTTTTGGTGTATCCCAACACATCTGGCATACCTAAAATGCTTAAATTTTCTATGCGATGCCATATTATTTTGGGTGTTGCTTTCTTAAATTTTTGGTACAATTTTGATTCAGGACCACGCATTTTTTTAAGCCAACAATGTCGTTCAATAATCCTTAATATAACCTGGCGGCAATATAAGTTTTTCCTCCCTGTTTGGTTTCAAAACCACACGTATAGATGTATCTGCAGGGTTTGTACTTTCGTGAACTTCAATACGTTTAATCTCTTCAAGATAACCTTTATTTGTCATGATATAAATTCTAGCATTACTTACAGCATTACCACGCATGCCATTATTACCTTCAGTAAACTTATCTAAATACTCTTGTAAATGTTTTACGTACATTACAGCTGACCTTTGTTCTGATACTCATCAACTAAATCAATAGTTTTTATCTTCAACTCGCTTAATTCTTTTTTAAGTTCTTGATTTTCTTTTATGAGAGATGCCATTTGTTCTTGATGTTTTTTATTAATGGCCATCAAATCATCTATTCTTCTTTCTAAATCTCTTGGGCCTCTGTCATCATCTTTTCTTAATTTAGACAATTGTTTTTCCCATTCTTTTACGTCCTCATCTGTCATCATATACTTGACACTATAGGATTGTTGTCTTAAATTGTCAATATGGGAGTGCCAAAAAGATTAACAGAAATGCAAAGAAGGTTCGCTGAATATTTAGTATTTGGTGGACCTGATGGACCTTGCACTAAAACAGAGGCTGCGATTCTTGCCGGCTATAGCAAAGATAATGCAAGACATGAAGGTTCAACTCTTACGAATCCAAAATTATTTCCGCTAGTTGTAAAACATATTGGTGAATTACGAGAAGAAAGACTTAAAAAATACGAAGTAAATTATGACACTCATGTGGCAGAACTTGGACGAATTAAAGACGCTGCTTTGAAAAAAGGCGCTTGGAGCGCTGCCGTAAACGCAGAAACAAATCGTGGAAAGGCTGCAGGATTATACATAGACAGAAAAATAATAAAAACAGGAAAAATAGAAGACCTAACAGAAGAAGAGTTAGAGCAGAAGATGAAACAAATATTAGATGATTACGCACAGATTATTGATGTCACCCCCGAACAAAAAAAGCTCGAGGGTGATGATAAGAAAGATTAATCTTTGTCTTCCTCTTCAATATCTTCATCTTCGTCTTCATAATCTTCAACATCATCTTGCATTTGAAGAACTTCCATAATATCAGCGATTTTATTTTTTAACGCCTCAACTTCTTCTTCTAACTGCTCGATTTTGTTTTTGTTTTCTTCATCTGATCCGAACATATTTCCTCCCTTGTTTGGACCGTATAAATATTTTGTGCATGTATATAAATCAATCATTTAGTTTAATATTTTTTCCATCGAAACAATGCAACCTATGGGGAAAATATTGGTATCACTAAATACTTCATCTGTTTCATCATAAGAACTAAACGTGGTTAGAAATTTTTTAGTTTTTTTGTAGACATAAGCTTGTGTAATCATTTTACAAATAGGTAACTTATCCATCTCATCTTTATTTTTATGTCCCGCATCGCCGGTGATGTCGAGCCACTTAATTGTGTAAAAGTAATACTTCTTTTTATTAATGATGGCGTGCTTATATCTCTTTTTTCGTTTCATATAGTGTTTTTTATCATAAAATGTCCAATTACACCCCTAAAATGTCCTCTACGAGCGATTATCTCTACGTGGTTATTGACTTTTTTAAGCATTGGACACTTTACAAAGAAATATTTTTTTATTTTTTTAAAAAAATTTATGAAAAATATCTCTATATAGTCCATTCTATTGCCTAATTTATGCCATATTTTTGCTTCAATATAGACATCTTTGATTCAGCCATCTCAATCTTACCCAGTAATTTATCAATCTCACCGGTAATATCGATGTGTTCAGGTATAATTCTTGGTTGAGTCATCAACTGAACTATCTTTGCATCAGCGTCAGCTACTTCTGCCTCATACCTTTTTATTAGTGCCTGATATATCTGTTCACGCGCCATAGTATCTTGTCTCCTTATCGCTATTGATTATGTCATAATACTGATCGAGTCTACGTAAAAAATCATGCTTTGCTTTACGTAAATTAGCCCCATCAATCTTAAATTCTTGGTAATATAGGTCAGGAGTACATACCATTATCACAGCTTGTTCAATGTTAGAGCCATGAACATGGTCGTGTGCCATAGCATAAGCACCGGCCTGAAGTTTATAATCACCAATCCATTCTTCTTTCTTTGGTCTGTTGGCTTGTTTGAAATCAACAACTGTTTCTTTGTCATTGTGTAAACAAACAAGGTCTGTAGAACCTGCAAATAAGCCCGGATAGTATACTGTAACCTCCGAGCCATAAAATTCGCTGACAGGCGTTAAACCGACCTCTATGACCTTCTGAGCCATACGTTTAGTCTCCTGTCCAAGTTCTGTTAGATCTTCATAACCTTTATTTAATATATAATATTCAAGATACTTATGCATGCTTGTGCCTCTTACTGCACTAGCATTTTTAATTCTTTCTGCCTCTTTTTCGCCTTTATCTGCAATCCATTTTTTAAGGTATGTATCGTCTTTGGTTCGACCCAAAATGGTCGTTACACTTGGTAGTCTTTCTCCTGCAACTTCATACTTCCGTGATCCATGGTCCATGTACCGTGTACTACTGGCATAGTTATATTTATCAACTTTCTTTATCATTCTTCTTTCCCTTAAAAAATTTTCTCAAATGTTCTTCATACTCTTCATCACTATGTTCTTCAAATCGAAGAACATCTTTATTAACATTTACAATATTTTCTATCGTATTATCTTTTTTATCTTCGTCGGGCATAGCCTGTTCCTTTTTCTCTGTTTCGCCATCTTTTACTCCACGCATAAACGTTTATTTTACTGGACCAGTGTTCAAGAAACGCGAACCACCGATCTTTAATTTTAACATATACATATATAATATCATCAACTAGGTCTGGAATTGTTTTCATAATGGTCTACAATTTTTTTAAACTTATCTTTTTTAGTTACAGAATATTTTATCAAAGCTTTCGCAACTTCATATGCGTCTCGGTGGCTACATCTCCATCTCCATTGGTCCATAGTTTGATGGGGATATTTAGCTCTAAAATCTATCGCTCCACAACCTAAACTATCAGATACAAAATCAATGGTTTTTTTACACGTCATATTTATTTCAATTCTTATGTTCCAAAATTTATAAGCACGGGGCTTACCTTTCCGATGCTGAAGATATTGTTTATATTGAATACAACCTTCACCATCAAATAAACCAGCAAGATAGGCCATGGTTTCATGCATCATATCAACCCCCGTGTTTTCCGTGCACGTCGACACGAGGGCAAAGGCTCCACACCTCCACGTTACTTTCCGCTTCATCGGTTGCCGTACAGGGACTAGCGCTAGGCTTTGTATGGACGGAGGTCCTTTTCACATCGTAATTCTTTTTTATAATCCAACGAACCGTTGCTGTTGTTGGATCAAATCCATCAAATTTAATTTGGTTACAACCCATCAATAACAATAGGCTTGTGCAAAGCATTACCGTTTTCATCTGTTTCTCCCTCTGATGAACATGTTGTACATTGAATGACTTTACTATTATCTCTAAAATCAATCGATGTGTCTCCTGTTGCTACTCTAATATAACCATTACCATGGCAAGTAGTGCAGATCTTTCTTATCTTTCTAACTATCAACATAGTTATTTCTTAACGTTATTTGTAATCTTACCGTTAAGCTTTCTAACTTTTTCGTTAGCTAATTTCGATATCGTTTTAGATATGGACAAAGTGACGTCGGGGTCTAAATTCTTCGACAAAGTATCCAATATCTTGTATGTTGAGTGTGATAACGAAACGTTTCTATATTTTGTTGTGTCTGTCATATTCTTTCCTTTCACACAATATAGGATAATCATATAGGATTGTCAATGATTAAATATATAATAGTTTTTAAAGTGTGCTCTATACTATACGGGCAATGCATGCCAGAATTGCAACCCAGAGTTACTTTTAATACTTGGTATGATTGCGCTCAATTTGGGTTATCAGAGACATCTACTTTATTAGATACTATGGGTAAACAAACAGTTAATGACAATAAAATTATGGTTTCTTTCACCTGCAATAAAATTAATGAGTCTTGACAATGTGTTCAAAATGTGTCAGTAAAGAATTATCTTTTCTCACCTTTATACCTATCCCCTGTTTTCCCTCGTTGGGATAGGTTTGTCTTCATTGTGGCTCATGTCCACCACAGATATATCCAATAATATTTTTTATATTTTTGTATTTACCAAGGGTATAATAATTTCTACCTGTGTTTGGTTTGTACCAAGGATTCTTTTTTATATTAACAACTACATTCTCATGATACCAACTACTACAAACGGTAGCATTAGATTCTAATTTAGTCATAAGACCATCTCCGTGATACTGCCATCTAGTATCAGCTATCTCAAAAGTATGCATTTCTATCTTTCCAAATAGAGTTAAGGCTAATAATGTTATAGTCACTACGTTCTCCATTTTTAATATAGGATATTAAAGGAGCTTTGTCAACGCCCCTGACCCCGATACTTCTTACGGTTGAATCGTTTATTTGGTTTCTTTGAGTGTCTTCCAGGACGCTTTTTTGCAGTTCTTTTATGATAATTATTTACTCCAAAAAGTGGTTTTTTCTTACCCATGATCGTCTTCGTCTGCAAAACGTCCTAGAGAAAAAGCTGTTTTATCATCTGCTATGACGTATTTAATAACACCATTAACTTTTTGTTCTAAATCATGTCCACAATTAACACATCTATAAACGTGATCATCAAAACTTACTAACATAGTATTTGTTCTACACTCTGGACAATTACCAGTTACAATTTTTGTTTCTAGATTACCTATAAATTTTACCATGGCTTGTACATAACTTTTCTAGTTTCGGAATCTCTATATGCCATTAAAGATTGTTTTCTGTTCATGTCACGAGAATAACTGCAATGCACCCATCCAGAAGACGGTTCGCCTTTTTTATAAAATTCTAATATAAGTTGATCGTATTCTAATTCTGACTTGATGTAGGTTGCCAAATGTTCATTATCGATTCCAGGTATTTCAAAATCAGCAGCAGCTGCACTATCAAAGGCCGTATGTTGTGATTTAATTGAACTACCTATTTCAATACAAAGTTCTCCGCAACGAAAGCCAGAGCTTATAATTAATGGTTTGTCAAAATGGGAACGTATCGGTTGAAGTATATTTACTGCAAGTGCTTTTAAATTTTCTATTTGTTCAGGACTAGGATTATTATTAATTCCTTTACGTTCAGCGACTTGAGATTTAGTCAACTCGTCTAAAGTTATATTGGCTGTAAGTTTCATTAATCTAATATTAATGCTTTTATAGATTGAGTTCCATCAATATTTTCTTCTAATTTAGCTTTTGAACGTATGCATTTATATTGAATATTTTCTTTATAAACCCTCTCTGCTACACGTTTTCCACGTAAACATGTGGCCATATTGGGTTGTATACGATGCTCTTTAATATCAGGCCCTATAAACATTAGGAGGGCTACCACTTCAGCGATCATTATTTGCTCCCATTCTTGTAGATTATTTCTCTATTTTTATCTTTTAACATTTCAATATCTTTAAGAACTTTATCCATTTGTTTTTGTAAAAATTCAATATTAATTCTGTTGTTCATCATTTTATCAAGTTGATTATTAATCTTATCAGTAGTCTTATAAAGATCCTCCAGCATCATGAACTGCTCACTATCTGCGGGCAAAGATCCCATTTCACCTCGAGGCCATTTTATTCTAAATTCTGTGTTTTCCTCAAGATCTTTCTCCATCAATTCTAATCTTGTAGAGTGTTGGTTAAGTGTTTCGTGCAGGCCAAAATAAGCCCAGGTCCCGATGGCAACCATCGCGATCAAACTAGCAACCGTTTTCATTGGCATTTGTACGGCAGCGGATTCAGAAATTTTTAAAGCCATTATTTACCTATATCTTTAAAAAGCCAATGAACATATTTTTTCCAAATCTTTTTAATCCATTTAATCATGCTTCTTCTCCTCTATTTCATAGAAGAACTTATCAGTATCCTCTGTTTTCCATTGACTGGTGTTTTCAACATTCCATTCGGATGTTTGAACTTTCCAATCTGGTATATTTTCTTTAACAGTAAACGATGGGATATCCCATATACATCTATTGTTTGGCTGTGCTGCATAGTTCCCATCATCAAGGGCTATGATGTGAGCACATTTGTGCTCATGCGGTATCTCGGAATGATCCGTGTCTAGTATATTAGGCTCTGGGTGAGCAAAGTCAACGGTAAATAAGTATTTACCAGGATGCCATTTTTTATCCTTTCCTATGTATTTACCAGCTTGTGCTTCTAAAATATCCCAAGTAGTAACAGCAGGATAATAACTAAAACAATTCCATAGCTGAAGTTCATCAAGTCTACGTTTAGGAACATCTTCCGGTCTAAAACCTCTCTGTATGAAGGCAGATATCGGGAGACGATAAAAGATAGCGCCGTTCTCCATAATCGCATGGAATAAAATAGAGCGCCCCGTAATAGCTGATAAACCGAAGATAATACAATCTTCGACTTCTCCATGATGTTTTTTAAGGTCATATAAATACTCCCTCCTTATTTGTGAGTATTCTACAGGAATATTTGCATTTAAGTAAGCCATAATTTAACCTCATTTTATTGTGCCCCAATTATCTCCCTCTTCATAATCTACTTTATTTGGTACTTCAAGTGTTACGGTTGACTCCATTATTTCTTTAATTTTATCAGCCTCTTTTTTGTTTTGTATAGATATATCTAATTCATCATGCACTTGTAAATGCGGTAGTATACCCTCTGCATGTAAATCTATCATAGCTTTTTTTGTCATATCAGCAGCCGATCCTTGTATTAATCTATTTAAAGCTTTGTATGTGTATGCTCTTCTAATCCCTGGTCCGTGTTCCGCGAGCGCTGCATCGTGAGGCAATGGTTTATGTATACCAAATTGATTAGGCTCCCACAAATGAAACCTACATAGTCGACCCAGTAAAGTTCGTACTCTACCTCTACGTTGTGCTCTATCCATCACAGCATCCATAAGTTGTTTTACAAATGGAACCTTTGCATGATATTGTTTAAATAATTCTTCGGCTTGTAATTTGTTTATACCTAACTCTGCTTGTAATTTATTTTTACCCATACCATAAAAAAGACCTAAATTAATCGTTTTAGCTTGTGTTCTTGGTATCTCTGCCATGTCAGATACAATTTGATGAAAGTCTGCGTTTTCATTTTTATAAGCATCAACAACATCTTCTACAGAATAAAATCCTTGCAGTGCTGAGTAGTGAACTACAAGTCTAGGTTCTTGTTGATTGTAATCAAAACAACCCCACTTACACCCTTCTTCAGGTATAAACAAACTTCTGATCCGTGGTCCAAGATCTTTGTTCCTTGCAGGTATCTGCTGTAAGTTTGGATTATTCATACTAAATCTACCTGTGACTGTGCCACCCCCATCACCACGTAATTGATTTATCTCTGCATGTATTCTACCTCTGCCAGAATATTTTAATATTGTATCTATAAATGTTGTATGTGCCTTGTTAATCTCTCTTGCTTTTGCAATAGCCTGCACAATATTATGTGGGTGATTAGCTAAAAAATTTTTTGTAAAACTTGGTGCACCTGTTTTTTCTGTTCTATCGTAGGGTAAACCTAGTTTATCAAACACTTTAGCAATAGATCTTGCAGCCCATATCTGTACATCTAATTTTGTTTCTGCATAAACACCACCTAACAATCTTTTTTCTTCTAGAACCATTTTTTCTTTTTCATATTCTGCTCTATCTACGTCTACACGCACACCTAAAAATCTCATATCAACAAGAACAGGAAACAGTTTAGTTTCCATATTAAATATATCTTCAATATCCTGGTGTAAAATTTCTTTTTTTAATTCTTGCCACAACTCCAATGTGAGTTGGGCGTCACGCTCCGCGTAAGCTCCAACGTACATGGCCGGGAGTTTATACATTTCTGCTTTTGGATCTACACCCCAAGACTTTGCAGTTTCTTGTAATACACTTTCATCTTTACCTTTACCTAAATAATCTCTAGACAAACCATTTAAATCATACCTAAATCTATTTTCATCAACTAAAGAAGCAGCTATCATAGTATCTACAATTTGACCTTTTACATTTATACCTATGGATCTTAACCAACAAATATCATACATGGCATTGTGAAATATTTTGATAGAATCTGTGTTCATTTGGTCTTGAAACCATTTTAAAACTATTTTACGATCCATATTACCTCCACCTTCATGCGCTATAGGATAATATGCACACCAATCAATAGTAGCTAAAGATATACCTACAACATCACCAACTTTTACTACAGAACCAGAACCCATTCTTTCGTTTAGATTTGGATCTTTTGTTTCTAAGTCTATAGCTATCTCATCATATTTAGATAAATCTGGAAAATCTGTTGGTGGTATCCATTCTGTTTGTGGTTTAAATAATATTTTACTCATTATCTTTGCACTCCCCTGCTATTGCCATGTATGCAGCAGCATCAACATAGGTATCATCAGTTGGATTACCAAATTTTGTTCTTGCAACTTTTAATAAAGCTAACATTACGGCTGCATCATGTGCTGTAAGTTCTTTGTCTATATATGCTGACCACATCTTCGCTATGTTTTTATGATTTTTTACTTTATCTCCATAAGTATGGGCTCTTGGTCCCATAATTAATTTTCTTGCTTGTTCTAACGCTTTTTCTGTTTTCATATTTTATATCCTTTGTATACATCTTTAGGCCTAATGACATGTAAATGATTTTTTGTTCTAGTCGCACCAACATAGAATAATCTATTTTCGTCATCAGGATTTTTTTCGTAGCTCTTTTGTGTGTTTCTAGATAGATCTGTCAGGAGAACTACATTGTCCTGCTCACCACCTTTAACTCCGTGTATTGTAGATAAAATAA